ATTACAAATTCATTTTTACTTACTCTTGCCGGAACGTCGTCAGCTCTTTCTTTAGAACCCATTGGTATCATTCCACCTTGTCTGTAATCCATTTCCATACCTTGAGGTAGCACACTGCCACCCATATTGTAAGCATTTATAACACCACCTGAAGCGTGTTGATCTCCATAAAGCATTTCTCTAACTTCAAATTCATCGTATGTTTGACCATCATCAGAACCATCTTTTAGGTAGTACATTTTTTTTCCGGACATATTAAAAAGTTGTTCGTCTATTGCAAAATCATTTAACTTATAACCTCCAGCTGTAGCTCCTTCAAAAGAGTCTTCTATTTTATCTCCATCAACATTTTCTACTACTTCATCCATACTTATAAAATCGGCTTCTGGTGTATTCATAATACCACCCCCTATTGCATATCCTACTCTACCACCACTAGCAAATAAACCTCTTATTCTTAAAATTTCATTAATGTCTTCTTGATCATATCCATAGTCACCCATAGAACTTGTAATAGCATCAATATATTCTTGGTCCATACCAGCTTTTGTTGCTGCGTCCATTACTTGTTGAGCTGCTTCTGCTGCGTTAAATTCTTTTAATGCTCTTGTTCCTTCTGCATAAGCTAGATCACCAGTTGCTTGTGAGAAAGGAACTGCTCCTGCTTTTGCTATGTCTGTTAATTTTACACTCTCTGCAAACGGATCGTTTAAAGTTTTAGCTGCACCACCTGCTGCGTCTGCTAATTTAGCTCCACCTTTTAACATAAAGTTTTTAGCTTTATCTAATCCTGAAATTCCTGAAGCATCATATTTAAAACCACCTAAAGTTTGACCAGGTATATTTCCTCCTGGAATTGGTACTGCTTTACCTGGATTCATCATTCCTCGAAGAGTATCTCCAGCACCTTGACCCGAAAGTCCTGCCGATGCAGTAGACATTAATACTGATAAAGGATTTAATTCTCCTTCATTACCTTCTTGTGCTAATTGAGCACCTATATTTGGTAATGCACCTGTAAGAATACCTCTTCTTAATAAAGCACCTAGGCCTTGTCCTCCAGCCATACCGGCTGCTGGACCTAACATAAAAGGTGCGAATGCTGCGGCGTATGGTAGTAAAGGTTTTATCTCATTAGGTACGATTTTATCTAATACTTTTGAAATTGGTTTTGTTATTTTTTTTACTACTGATCCCATTAAAATCCTTTTTTGCTTGTTCTATAAATTTTAAAATTGTTATCGGATCTTATCCAATTAACTTTTTTAAAAAAATGTCTTAGCCAATGTGTTATTTTACCACCATTGGTTTGAGAAACAACATCTATAACCCATGGATTACTACCGCTTTTCCAAGACTCATTAGAAACGTCTCCTGTTTTTTTGTATTCTTTTTCAGAACTATTATCTAAAAAAGCCCAGTTTGCAAACGATACCACTTTGTTGTTCTCCTTAATTGTTTTGTATTGATTCAACTTAATAGAAGGAAGTATGTGATAGTATAATTCTTCTCGAGTAAACTCTTTATACTTATCAAAACTTTTGTACAAGGATATGATTTGGTGCATATCTTGTAGTTGGCTCTTATCAAATATGAATGTCATAGCAAGGTGGCTACTCTTGTTTATAAGCCAATAGTTCTAATTTACTAGACTTTTAACGTCTAGTCAACGCTATTTACTGTCGGACCCTAATGGAACTTGAGCTACTCTTAGCTCTACATCACGTCTAATATGTTTAGTTTCTGTTGTAGTATTAGGATCATTAACATCAGCCTCAGCTTCTGCGTCTGAATTATACTCTTTTCCTGTTTCTGTATGAGTTAAAGTTACTACACATTCAGGAGTTATGATAGGAACTCTTCTTCCCTCTATTGTTTCCCATCTAATACTTGGTGGTGTTTCGACAAATGACATTATAAATCCTCTCTATTTGTTTCTAATAAACTAACGGTTACGTCTGGTCCAGTAATATCTGATAACATTTTCAATACATCGTTCTCTTGTAGCACTAATATATTAACAACAAATTCGTCAGTAGCATCCGCTGCTATAGTTTTTTTACCATAAAAATAATCTACACTGTTTGAATTAATTTTAATTGTAACAATAGCATCTCCAGCACCTTCATTGTAAACATGAATAGATTTTATTAAAGCTCTAGTATTACCAGGTACTGTATAAACATCTTTTTGAGTAGCAGATATTAAATCTGCATTTACTTTTTTATATATATTAGCCATTAAACCAACTAAACCTTTCTGAATCTTCTTTTAATTGTGTTAGGTATGTAGCATTTAATTGTTCTACAATCATTGCAATAGATCTGTTGATCTGTCTTTGATTATCTTCACTGTATTCTTTTCTAGGCTCTGGTAATCTTACTACAATTTTAGTCATTATCCTCTCCTTCCATCAGGTTGTATATCTACTTGAAATGTACCAAATCTCCACGACTCACCAGCTCCTGTATTAGCTATTTTTAAATTTGCATATCTTCCTCTTGCTCTAGTATCTACTTTTAAAGTAGATGCAGTAATTGTAAAAGGACTTAAATTTGTTTGTGCATCATCTTGTGCTGGAAAATCTTTAACAGATAGTGTTATCTCATTGTTTCCTGTCAAAACTTTAAAGTTAGGAAGAAATCTTCTCATAGCTAGAAATACTTCACTCTGATCTGGTTGTAAAGAAAAACTAAAAGACTGTATAAAAGACTGTAATGCAGTTGTACTACCATCAGGATTTGTTTGATCGGTCCCCGATTCGTGTGCAAAGTATGTAGTATTACCTAATCCAGTTTGACCTATTACTGCAGGGAAAGTTCCTGTACCTGTATCATTATAAGATGTTGCATAAGGTTGAGGATAGATAAGTGTATCCATCCAAGTAGTTCTATTAAAATTAGTATTAGTATTTGTATACCATGTACCTAGTGGTGGTTGTTTTGCTTCACCATAATTATAAGCAACTGATCTATTATTAAAATCTGATCCTTGTGATGGATACCACCAAGTAACTTCTGTAAATAAATTATTTAATCCTGCACAAATTTGTTGACCTTTAGTTGTATCAACATCATCAAATACATAATCTTCTACACTACAAGGTAGTGAGTTTACCGTACCATCAAATGCAAAAAAACCATTGTTAGACATCCAATATGCAACACCATCAATTTCAATAGCTGCATTCTTACCTATCAATCCACAGTTAGTTCCAACTTGTTCAAAGCCAAATGTAAAAGGTGCACCAACAAATTTCATTGTGTACAGTGCGTTGTTAGTCCATACTAAAATATTTTCTTTAGCAATTAATGCTCCAACAATTTTAGTTCCATCTTGTAATCTTTGTGTACCTGCAGAGTTTGTAGCAAGAGGTGTATATTGGTTTAGTTGTTCACCTGTTGAGAATCTAATAAACATATCATCTTGTGTTGTAGGATCGCCGATAGTTGTTTCTGTACCTAAATGAATTAAGTGTCTAGTTGTAGGAGATACTAAAGTTAATCTTGATGCCGTAGGATTACCTACTTCTTCTTCGTCTTGACCTCCTAAAGTATTAGCTGCAGTTAAAGTACCTAATGCTGTGTAGTATTCTGAGTTTTGTATAGTACTTGATCCTGGAGATAAAGTTCTTCTTGATGCTCTAATGGTTAATCTTGCAGATGCTGAAGAATCCCAAGTATAAGTTTTACCATTAGCAATTGTTGCAACTAATACATCACCCCAGTTAGTTAAAGACCAAAGGCCAGGTTCTAGCTGAATAGTAGAAGCAATAACAGCTGAACCCCATCCATTATAATTAGTAGCATTTAAAACTATAGCTTCATCAGCATGAATGGCTGTTGAAGTTCCATTAGTTCCTCTAGTAATTCCTGTTAATTCATTACCTACTATACTTGTATAAGTTATTAATTCATTTGCTATAGCTATTGTACCACCTGCTGTAGGAAAACCTGTTGTTGATGTTAAACGTATTTGTGTAGCTGAACTATTGTTACCATTTGTATCCGCGGCCAACGCCCCATCTAAATCATTTTGTACTACACCTGCAACTGTTCCACCCCATAAACCAGCACCAAATCCATAGCCATAAGTTTGAGCAGCTGGACCCACACTTTCATAAGGCTTAACAGTACAAGCACTTCCTCCAGTTAAGTCTGCTCCACTACCATTAGCTTCTGCTGATGGTGATGTGATAGTAAAAGTTGTTGATGATGTAACAGATATAACTTGACATAATTTATCTTCAAAAGTTGAAGCAGCAATACTAGATCCTGTAGGCATGGTTACTGCATCTAAAATAACCATATCTCCTACAATCAATCCATGATCGCCAGTAGTAGTAATTGTAACAGAAGTTCCAGGTGCTGTGCTATTAGTTGTTATTGTAGAAGCAAAAGTAGTTTCTGTTCCTGCATTGTTATCTACAAAAGGAGTTATATCAAATAACTGTCCTTCAAAATATATAAGTAAAAATTTATCTGTACCAATAGCGACATATCTATTTCCTTCTTTGTCTACAAAAGAGTGTTGAGCTCTGGCTACACCTTGAATAGTATCTGGTAAAAGAGAAGACCATCCTCCTATTTTTTCTGGAAGACCATATCTAAATCTAGCTAAGTCTGAATCTACCCAACGACCAGTAGCACCGACGCTGGTGTCCTGTTTGTCTATTCCCGGAGCAAATTTAATTTCCGTAAGCAAATAAAACTCCTATTGGTTATTTGATAATTTTTGCCAACCTTTAGATGCATTAGTATATATTAATGTAACTGATTGATTATTTTGATCTAGTGCAATTGATGCTCCTGCTACTCCACCTTGAATTTTTTCAGTTCCATTAGGATCAACAGTACAGTTGAAAGAAGCAAAACCTCCAGAAGTAGATGCATCTAAAATAGTAACTGTATGACCAGCAACTCCTACAGGTAAATTAACAGCAATAGTTCCACCACCGCCATTAGCTGTTTCTCCAAAAACAACATCTCCATTAACAGCTGTGTAAGGAGTGTTAGTTCCTGTTTGTACAGTAACGTTTCCTTTATTTAAAACTGTTAAAAGTTTCATAGAATTAACTGACGTACCATCTGTATAAAACATACAAGTTGAACCAACTGGTATAGGAATTATACCTGCCGCACCTGCTCCTACATTTTGTACACTAATAGTATAGTTATTATTAGATCTTGTTGTACTATCTTTAACTATAAATATTCTTTCAGCACCTACAGGCATAGTGATAGTACGACTAGCAGCTAAAGTGCCTGTTACTTCTACCATTAAATTTTTACCAGTTGCTGTAGTATCACCTAATGCAGAACCTGCGTCTAAATTTAAAGTTAAATTTGCAGCTGCAATACTAACTGTAAAGTATCCTGTTGATGATAGTTCTAAAATTTGTAAATTGTTATTTGTAATTGTTCCCCAAAGACCAGCTTTTTCACCGGTTGTAATTAATTCTAATTGTAAATCTCCTGAAAAATTTGATGCCATATTATGGTGTTCCTCCGTAAGGTTTTATTTCTTTCCAAACACTATTGGTATTAGGATTGATTGGATTCCATACAATAACTCCAGCTTCTGTAGTTGTTAAAGTTAATGCAGTAGATCCTGGACTTGCAATTGCTCCACCAGTAGCAGTACCATCCGTTGTTGCTAAAGTCAAGATATTAGTACCTATGTTAATGTTAGCTGCACCTGAAGCCGTAGCTAAAGTAGAAGTCATAACCATTGGTGTAGCTGTAGCTGTTAAGTTAACATTAGTTATAACTGATGCTAACGTACTAGCCAAAGTCATAGGAGTAGGATTTATATTTTCTATAAGACTAGATGCTTGAATAGCAAAAACTCCGATTGCCATTGTTAGAGCGTTAGCTCCAACAGCAATCTCTGCTCTTGTACCTACACTGTCTGTAGCAAAAGGTAATTCCGAAAATGCGCTGTCTCCAAATAACATATATTTTAATCCTTAAAAGGAAGCAGGGGGTATGTGGTGGTGCCCTGCCTCCATCTAAAGATTATATCATCGTTTAAACCAAGAAGGAAGACCTAAATGTGGACGCTTGTCAAACATATTATCTTT